CGGGAAAGTTTTGTTCATTCCGCGAACCGTCCCGGCAAATCTCGTACTCTACACGCCGTACACGACTGGCAAGGTGCCTGAAGGAATGCTGACAAGCCGGTATCTGGACCGAATTTAGTCTTGCAGCAGGCGGGCCGGGGTGACATAACCGGCCCGTCCACAGCAGGGTTTTAGTCATGTCCTCTAGCCTGATCTTCCTCATTCAAATCTACCTTCTCGGATGGGGTGCGGCTAGACGACCGCAACTGATAATTGCCGCACTTGCTGCGGCTTTTTTCGTTTTGCACTTTACCGCAGCAATGGAACGCGGTGCAGCAATTACCTCGTTTGTAGCGGTTGATGCTCTGCTTGTTCTCACAATGCTGAAACTGTGGACTGACTTTGATTCAATGCGCGCATGGTCGGTCAGTTTGGTCGGCATGTGCAAGATTGGTCTGGTGTGGGGATACTGGTCTGGTCTGAAATTGTCATGGTTCGGTTTGCTTGTCGTTCTGGACTTGGCTTTCATCGTACAATTGTTGTTCGCAGGGGGCTTTGTTGACAGAATGGGACATAATCTGGATAATATGCTTTGGCGCTTTTTCCCTCGCCGCGCTCGCATGTTGCGAAATGCGCAAAGGTAAAAAGTGATGCCGTCCGAAGCAATCAATCAAGAAATGCTGCAAATCATTGCTCCCGCTGCTTTTGGCGGTGCGGCTCATTTGCACTTTCGCCGCCCGAAAAACTTCCTTGAAGGATTGACGACATGGAGCATATCGCTCGGTGTTGCTTATATCTTTACGGGTTTGGTCACTGACAAATTCCCTGCATCGTGGGGAATACAGCAAATGCACATTGCGCCGATCCTTGCGCTTTTGGCAAATTCGTGGACGCTCAAATTGCTCGAAATCGGAGAGCGCTTCAAACTCGAACGATTGGAGAAAATTCGTGCGCTCACTGACAGCTAAAACCGTCCAGTTGCTCGCCTCTGAGGAAGGGCTTGTTCTCGAAGCGTACAAGGATAGCGCCGGAATCTGGACGTGGGCGCTCGGCGTGACCGATGCCAGCGGCCACAAGGTCGGGCGCTACAAGGATGAACCGACGACCGTAGAACGCGCTCTGGACGTTTCCCTGTGGCTTCTGCGCGAACGCTACCTGCCGCCCGTCCTGAAGGCGTTTGACGGTCACGATCTGACTGAGGCGCAGCTTGCCGCCGCTTTGTCGTTCCATTGGAACACCGGAGCGATTTTGACGGCTTCATGGGTCAAGATGTTCAAGACCGGCGAGATTGCGCAGGCTCGGACGGCTTTCCTTGGTTACTGCAAGGCGCGCATCAACGGCGTCATGCAGGTTGTGCCAGCGCTGGCCGCGCGCCGCAAACGTGAAGCCGCGCTGTTCTTTGACGGCGTTTGGCCGGGTGACATGAAGGTTACGATCTGGAATGTCGCAAAGCCGTCCTATCAGCCGCGCGGTGGTCGCCCGGTTGATATTGGTCCTGCACTTCAGCAGATACTTGGGGGTAGTTGATATGAAACTTGTCGAAAACTGGCTTGAACAACTTTTCAAAGCATGGTCGATCCGGCTTGCCGGTCTGAGCGCAATCATTGGCGCATACTTCGTGGCTTTCCCGTCCGAACTAACGCGCCTTGTCGCGCTGGTTCCGGTTGAATACCGCGATGTTTTCTCGATTGTTGCCGGTCTGGTGATCTTCGCAACGGCAAGCGGCACGCGACTTGTGCAGCAGAAGAATCTGACTAAACCATGACCGCGCTTTTGTGGCTCATATCTCCGCATGGGCGGCGCTTTACTATCGGCATTGCGCTGCTTGTGCTTATCCCGGTCGCATGGAAAATGTACGACCGGCACGTCATCAGCAAGTACGAACAGAAGCGCGAAACTGCGGCGGTTCCGGCCCATCTGGACGCTGCCGATCAGCGTGCAATCGATGCTGCCACACAGGCCGCACAGGGGGAAGCATATGAGCAAGCAATTCGACATGCGAACGATAGCGGCGGTCCTTCTGCTGCCGCTGTGTCTCTTAATTGTGAGCGGCTGCGCAGGGCGCGCGTCTCTGACCTTCCCGCCATCTGCGGACGTTGAAGCATCTGTTGAAGCGAAGCCCGTCCCGACTGCCGACATTGTAACGAGCGCCGAAGCGTCCGAACTTTACAATGCGGCAGTCGAGGGTTGGGGTGATCGTGTACGCGCAGCATCGGTTAGAATCTGTCGTTTTCTCCGAGATACTGGAATGCAGGCGACCTGTCCGTAATTTCAAACAGGTCATCGCTGGCATAAGTCACGCGATACGTTTTGAAAACGATCTGCTTGTACGGTTTCCAGAATTGCCACCATTTGCGATAAACGGTTTGCGGCATGGTGAAGGTGTCGCCGGTTTTCATGTTAATACATGACCCAATGATAGGCGATGTAAAACCACGAAAAAATACCGTGCAAGATTGCCCAAAACACGGAATGGTTTTGTTCGTAGCTGACGCATATCGCAAGCGCGACCCCAAACCCGACTGCCCCACTTTCGAAATCCTTCACAACCTGTCTCCTAGTCAATAATCAACTTTCTAGCCTGATCGATGTAATACTGATAATTGAGATTGTCAAACCTAAAACGATCAGCGTTGTTGCATTCCGCAACGCTGTAACCGGCTTCGAACGCCGTTGACCGCATTTCATATTTGGACTTGTTGCCAGTGTGGATTCGAGCGTCCCACTGGCCCGGTTCGAGCGTTGCAGCAACTTCGCGGTAAAACGCTTCATCCAGACCATTCTTGCGCTTGTATGCGCCTTCCTCGCCCTTCGGCGGGCTGATTTTCACGAGCGGCGCACCGTTGCGCGCGATGTAATATCGTGTCAGTTTTTGCTGCTCTACGTCACCCAGCATCAACTTGTCAGCGCGGCCCACTTTGGCGCGCAGCATGAAGTCGAACGGGTCCGTATGGGCGAGGATGAAATGCGCCGGATCGATTCCTTGCGTCATGGCGACCACGGCAGCGCGTTGGATGATCGGAGCGGACCAATCCTTGTGCCAACCGGGCGGCTGCAACTCGCTGATGCTCTCTACGAAGCGAGTCGGGTCAGGATGGTAGTACGCGCCTTTCTGCTTCAGCGAACCGTCCGTACCAACGGCAATGTAGTTGTTCACGTCTCGGACGAACATTGCCGAATAATCTACGTCCTCCAACTTCAGACAAGTGAACTGCTCCCACTGTTTGCACAATGCTGCTGCCTGCGGTTCGTGTTCTTCTCGAATGAGGTAGCTGATGCCGTCCGTATTGATCTGGATGATTTTAATGGTCGGTACTTCAAGCAACCATTCTGCCAGCATGGACAGCAGCAATTGACCATTAATCGTCACGGTCATTGTGTAACGTGGATCATACAAAACGCTGTATTGATCGTTGCTCTTTCCATAAGCACCGTTGCCAGCAAGTTTCATGCTGTTCGCTTCAACGCATTTTTTGCCTTTCTTTTCCTGCCACATTTTGCGTTCGATTGGCAACTGCGCGTATGCCGCAGTGAAGGCGCTGCCAAGGTGTTCGGGTGCAAGCTGGTTCACAATGCCAACGGACGGGTACAGGCTTGCAACGTCAATATCGCGGATGATCCAACCGTTACCTGCGAAAACTCGCTGGCTGCTCACCGAACCGTGAATGCCGCCCACACCGTAATGGAATTGAAAACCGTCAATGGTTGCGCAAAGGTCGGTAAATACACCTTTGGTTTTAATCTTGTTGTCGTCTGCAAATTCGTCCGGTCGAAGCGTTTGTTGCTTCATGTAGTCCAGCACTCGCTGAAACTCAGGGTGCTTGAACTGGATATACGGGAAAATGATTTCACCAAGCGGGATGGACGAACGGATGGTCTGGCGCTTGGTGCGGCGTGTCTTAGGCTGCCCGGTGTCGCGGTCGATCCACGGTTGTCCGTCCCGGCCAAGAATCGGCGTCCGCGTATAGCACACGTCCTCGCCCATCCGCTGAATGAGCATTTCCTCACCAATCTTGGTGTCGTTCCAATTCAGCACGTCCACACCGAACTGCTCGATCAAACCCATGCGAAAATTGATTGCGTCCATGCTGTAGAGCGCAAGCCGCTTTGTTTCGCCGGTATCGTGCGAGTTGTACGGGATGACCTCTTGTTCGGCTTCCTGCTGCGTGATCGGACGACCAAACGGCACGGTCGATTCGAGTACGGATTGCGCACGCATGACGAACTGAAGCGCCTTCAAACTGGTGCGCTTGTTCTTGTTGTCCAAATGGTGAATTTTATACAAGTCGATCTGCGGAATAAACCGTTGATCCGGCCAGATTGTATTTGCGTACCTGTCATTGCCGTGAATGATTTCGTCATTCTTTCGGTTCATTTCCGCTGCTGTCGCTTGTGGGTTTGTAATCAGGTGATGCAGCATCGCATAGTCATAGCCGACACTGTTGAAACCGATCAGAGGGATTGAATTG